ATTGATGCTTTTGTAAACATGTACGGCAAATATTTAAAAGTAGTAATATCTAACTATCAACAAGCAGTAATTAAACTTTAAGGAAAAATCATGCAACTTGAAAAAGAACTAATTTACACAATCAAAATTTCCAACGGTGACGAAATTGTAACCAAGGTAATTGACATTGATGAACAAGGCAACTTTTTGATCAGCAAACCACTAACAGTAGTTCCAGGACCGCAAGGCATTCAAATGATCATGAGCTTGTTTACAGCAAATCCCGACAAAACCATGACACTAAATAAAACAGCATGTTCAATGGTTGCTCTAGCACGTGATGAAGTGCGTGACAGCTACATTGAAGCAACAACAGGTATTAAGCCTGTGAGCAGTAAAATTTTAATGGGATAATACAATGGCCGGAAAAGCACAGAGACAAGGCGATCCGAATCAAACTGGGGGACTTATTAAAACGGGCGATAAGTCTGTGTTGATCAATGGACGACCGGCAGCTTTTCCTAATATTTCAGTAACACCACATCCTCCTTGTAGTCCACGAGCTTTTATACATTGCGTAGCAGTTACCAAAGGTGGAAGCAAAAGTGTATTTGTCAATAAGAAACCATTGTTAACCAGTGGTGACAAAGATAATTGCAGTCACGGGCGTGCGGCAAGCGGCAGTACAAATGTTCGGGTTGGTTAATGACAATATTAGGTACCTTAAGTGCTGTTAATCTTATTGCTGGCGCAGGTATATTGGGTAACATTGGCGGAGTTGCAATCGGAGCCAATGCTGAGTTGACCAGCAACATCAGCGCCTATACCAGTGTTCCTGTTGTAAGTCAATTTGCCGCAATTGCCGGCACCGGATATATCTCTATCAACATTGTGGCCAATACTTTTCCAGCATTGACCAATGCTATACCCACTGCTTATCAAGGGTCTCTAGGCAGTGGAACAATAACTGCGGTTATTAATACACAGTCTGGTAATATATTAGGTGGTGGAGATCTTGGTAAGTTTGAACAGATATTTAATGCTGCCGGGGGATATCAGCTACAGGCCAATCAATTTATCAAAAGCACGCTCAATGCCACGGATCCAAATGTAGTCACAGGATACACTAGTCAAGACAATACTATTACTGGTGGTTTCAGTGACGTGACTCAGGCCTTTGCAGCTTTTGGAGCAGACGTGGCACAATTAGGCGAGTTAATTGACCTTGCCAATTTAACTAACTTAGGTAGTCCGGCGGCACTACTAGAACAAGTATCGACATTGGGCTATCCAACGCCGGGGCTGACTACAGCATTGTTGGATGCTGGGATATCGCAGGATGCCATAGACAACATTGGAACTATAGCATTTACTCCTGCTGAACAAAAACTAATCTATCAAGCAATGACCACAGTCACTGGCAACGATCTATCACAGATTTTAAATATATTGCGAGTGACCACGCCTGGTATTGCTACCATGGCTGATTTGCTGAATCCTTATAAATTGTTCCTTCGTAGTTATATAACATTGACTGCACCGACCTCTTCTGGGTTACGTGGCATTTATATAGATACCGCAGGATCAGTAAATTCAAATCTAGCAACTTCTTTACCGGCCAGTGTGTTGGCACCACTAGAAGGCAATCCTTTGCAGAATCAAGGAACCAACACATTATGAGTACTTACAGTCAACTAAAGCAGATTATACCAGCTGATCAAGCTCTATCTAACAAAGCTCTACAAGCAGCATTCGAACAGATTAAAACAATCTTTGATAGTTCATTACCACTAATTGCCAGAGCAACCATAGGATTAGAATCTAACGTAGGGTTGAATTTAATCAATGCACTAACAGCACCATTACCGGCCAACGTTGTGGCATATTTTACCAGCACCTTTGCCACAGGCACCGGTGAAGATGGATTGTTCTTATTGACAGATTTTATTGGCACTCCAACCGGATGGGTACATAACGAAGCATTGGCCAATACCACAGCTATACTAAATGCCATGACCGCAGCTGGAGCATTTACTACATTAACCAATTCAACCACAGGTGTATACACGGTAATGGCAACAACTGCATCTGGTGCATATACAGTGTGTTCTGTGGTAGATCCAGGTCCCCCAGAGATTCTTAGTTGTACAACTACTATCCCTCCGGGATTGCCCGGTGCAGGCACCTACACAGCCGATAGTGCATCTGCATCCATACAGTTGGCATTTACCGACGGATTAACACCGGCAATGTTGTCAGCAGTGGCATCGATTATATCGAGCAATAGTGCCAATGTGTCACAGACCACAACTAATTTTAACAATATCTCCACTCAAATTATTAATGAAAACATCAATCTTGCACTAGCCGGTGTGGTTCTGGCTGATTTAGTTGTTGGACAAAAGCCGTTTAGTCTTGTTACTGACTTAGCAAGTAATGGACGAGATACCACAGAAGGTGGCGCCGCTTATGTAATGGAAAGTTTGGCAACCAACACACAAGGCGGCCAAGCAATAATCAGTACCATGAGAGAAGCAAGAAATCAAGATAGATTAAGTGCCGCCGGAATTACAACAGACATTATTGTTAGCGACGAAGTTGCAGAACCACAGGCTGATTTAGGAACAGGCCAATACACTGTGGCACAAGCAACTAGCCAAAAAATCATTTGACAAATTAAATCTCTTTTGCTATAATCATACTATAGAATTTAGAAAGAATCTTATGTCAAACCAAAACAACGACCAAAAACAACCTCCAGCAAACCCGTGGGGTCCGTGGGCTCAGTATCAAGAAGAACAAACCAAACTTTGGTTACGTTATTGGACCGGAGTTATGAACAGTTTGTTCAATACGGATCTTAAGAAATGAGCGAACCAATTACAGATGTGTACGATGTAGTGGGCCGAGTCACTGCCACATTGTTGGAGGAGCACGATCCGTTGGCCCTGGCCGCAGTATTAATGGTCATGGGCATGCGTATCTACAAAACAGTGTTAGATCCCAAAGAGTACAGTGAAATCGTAGACGATGTGGTCAGCAGAAAAGACCGTGTACACCCAATAGATACCATGGGTCCTATACAATAAAAATTCTTATAAATCAACGACTTACAACTCCTATTTTCATGGTTGACCAGAAATAGCCAATTTGCTACAATATTACATATAGTTAAATTTTAGGAGTTGACAATGGCTTTTGAAAAAACAGTATTGAATTTGGTAGCTGATGTGCTTCAAGAAAAACGTCGTGCATCATTTACCAATGGTTGCTTGTTTGTTGATTGTAACGAATACCAAGCTCGCCAGGTGTTTCACGAGTTGAGCGATAACTTTGGCCTGGGTCAAATTCAAGTTCATGGTCCAATTCAAGGGGAGTATGCGTTTGACTTTGTTGACGCACCAGAAGAAGTTTACTCACCATACTTGGGTGCAGTATGAAAGACACAGCATTTAGATCTTGGTTGCGTCAAATTTATCAGGACAATTGTTCAGAACGTGAAGAGTTCAACGAGCGCCCACTTAGCCAACAAGAATACTTTGATACATTTAAGTATTGGTTAAAGCGTGAATTTCGCTTTCAAAATCAACAACTTAGCAACAGATAAAAACGGTTGACCAGAAATAGCCAATTTGCTATAATATTACTATACAGTTAGATAATAGGAGTCAAAAATGGAATACACAGTAGAACAAGTTCGTGATATTGTTGCAGAAGCCCGAGCAGAAGCACGTCGAGCCGCTGATGAATACTTTCAAACCCGATTGGGTGGTCAAGATCAGTATGCGTGTGGGTTTGCCTGGGTTGACATCTACGGCATCAAAGGCAATACCAAGTTAGGCAAAACTTTGAAAGCCGCTGGTATTGAACGCTCAGACTACAAGAAATGTTTCTCAATTTGGAATCCTTCAGAGCACGGTGCTCAAAACGTTGACACCAAAGAAGCCGGTGCCTTGGCCGCTCAAAAGGTGTTTGAGAAATATGGTTTCCGTGCCTACGCTGGCTCAAGATTGGACTGATATGAAACCAAATCGAAAAATTGATCCCAAAGAGTTTTATAGCAGTATTCGTATGACCATGAACAAGAAGGATATCATGACTTTTGTGTCAGGCTTGCACAATATCCAGGAAGAAATGATCGAAGAATTGGTCAGTCGCAAAGAGAAGCAAGGCTTCCCAGAGGCCACTGAAGTTATTGACCACATCAGGAGTTTGTAATGGGATTGGATATGCATGCCTATGCAACCGCTAACGAGAAACAGTATAGGGAATATTGGGACTCTTGCGAGCTCGACACAGATTCAAAAGAATTTGTTAGCCCCACAGTAAGCAAGCCTAAAGAGTTGGCCTACTGGCGTAAGCATCCAAATCTACACGGATGGTTCCACGATGAATGGATCAATCAAGGCAACACAGGCAACTTCAATGGTGATCAACTTGAGATTGATTGGGCAATGTTGG